CAGTTGAATCATTAAAGTTCGATACTGCAGTGGCTAATCCAACAAAGATATTATCTCCAGGTGAACTAAATGATGCTGCGTTGTTTTTGAAAATAAGACTTAAAAGTCTATTTTCTAAAAAGGTGGTTGCTGCATTTGCTGTTGCCATTTTATACTCCTATGTTCTTCGTGCTCTTGGTAGCCCTTGTCTGTAGGCATCTTCGTTTTCTCTTGCTTCACCATAATCTTTTAATCTAGTTAACTGATCCATAAACCTTTTCTCATATTGTTGTATTAAATCAGGCTCACCTTTCATAAATATATAAGCATCTACCAATGATCCAAACAATAATGCAAACGGGGCATTAGTGCTTAACCATGTTGTACCACTATCTGAACCTGCTGTTAAGCTAGTAGGTCTGTAATAATAATGTAGCTCTATTGTATAATTACTGTTAGGGGTTGGTGCCACTATGAAATTATTTGCATCAAACTGTGCATAGAATCTCGGCACTCCAGTAGAGGCTGAACCATTGAAAGCCTCCTGTAAAAAGTTTACGTCTTTTTGTAACAAGAAATCTTCGCTACCTGCGGTTGTGATTTGCAAAGAAAAAGAAGATAAATAATCTGTTGGTATAGTTAGAAACTTGTCACTTGAGGTTAATGTTGAAGTAACATTTTTTCTAAATATTTCTAAATCAACATTCTTAAATATTCTTTCTTCTGCCGCTTTAATAAAATCAGAGAGATGATTAACAAAAGTTGTTTCACTGTTATCTGTGTAATCTTGTATTGCAGTTTTTAATTGTGCAAATGTAAAACTCATGATGTTATACTGACAGGACCTGCAGTTGCAAAGTCTCCGCCTCCCTTTATGTTACCTGTGGTTGATGATTCAGCAACAGTGAATGTATATGTATCAGATGTTACAACTGTAATACTGTAACCGCTAGAAAGTTCAAGTGCACTTTTTGAAATACCATCAAATCCTGTGCATGTTCTAAATCTTACTGTGTCTGATGTTGATCTTCCATGAGCCACTTCAGTCACTGTTATCACAGTGCTACCGCCACCTGCAACCGCAGATGTAAAAGGATTGTGTATTAAAACACGCTCTACATCTGGCTCTGACCTTTGATCTGGTCTTGGATCATTTAAAGATTGTGCATCCTCTGCTTTAACTCTACCTATAAAATTTTGAGGATGATCTTGGTCTACCATATCTTTACCAACACGAAGACCATTCCTGACACCATTACGAAACTCGTATACTAGATCTGCAAGATCATACCTGAAACCAGATCTATCACAAAATCCAAATGCGTATTTACCTCTTGCTCTTGCCATTCTTTATCTCATAAAAGTATTCATCTGTTTCACCAAGTCTAAACTTTTCTGCATTTTCTACCTGATACTCTATTGTACTAACTTTGAAGTCAGGCTGCAATGGTTTGTCAGGAGATAATGAATTATCATACATCCTTGTTCTATTGTTTGGATATAAACAATACTGACCATTGCTAAGTTCTATAAGATTATTAGATTTGTGTTCTGCTGGTCTTTCACTAGTACTATAATCTATCTGATCACAATCGTAGTGATAGTTGTCTAAAGTGCATATATAAGATCCTTTTTGCACCCCAAAGTCTCTTGTATACACCTCAAACTCCATTGTAGATATAAACTGCTTCTGCACCGCTACAACTCCATAATCCATACAATTCCAAAACTGCAAGTTAGGTAAATCCAAATCAGGGTCTGGTGTTTTTGGTTCTGACAGAAATGCTGATATTGGGAGTTTATCAAACATAGCGCCATATTCTGGTAAAAATGTTTCAAAGTAAAAAGCACGACCAGGCATTGATTTAGCCGACACCCAAACTCCTTTAACAAATTCACCATGACCGTCATCCAGATCTCTTAAATATTCTTTTCTAACCCAAACTTCTATAGAGGGTAAATTACAAATTAATCCTGCCATTACATTACTTTGAAATTCATCCCTCTCGTTGCAGCGCCTCCACCTCTCATTTTTACTATTTTACCACCTTTATTTAACTTGATAGATGATAACATTTTAGCTTGACCAGTGTGAGCTTTTACAGCTTTTCTTAATCCATCTCTAACTTTTGTTATTTTAGATTGATTAGAATTTACTTTACCGCCCTTTTTCATGTAGCCCATTTTGTTGCGAACCTCTGTAGGAAGTTTTCTTAATCCAGGATTTTCACTGGCAGATGGTAATGATTTTAATGATCCACCACCTTTGGCAGTCATTGGCTTACCTCTACCCATTAATCTATCCATCATTTCTTTTTGTTTAGGTGCTAGAAACGGCATGCCTGATTTAGGTTTAGCTGGTCTCTTACGACCTTTTGGCATTGGTCTTGGTTTAGGTGATTTCATTTCCATAGGCTTCTTGCTCTTTGCACCTTTTCCTATATCCATAGCGCCACCATCTTTCTTCTTCCTAACATTTTTCATGGCTTCCTGATTAGCTTTAGCTGTTCTTTTGCTAAACTCTTTATTAAGAGACTTTGTTTTATCAGCTCTAAAAGGATCTTTTTTTGGCTTTTTCTTAGCTACAATTTTAATTGGCATTATCTTCTCCCTAATGATGGTGATTTAGTTTTATATAATCTTCTTCTTTTCATTCTATCAATTGCTCTTTTAGGCTTTGCTATTGGCATAGCTGAAGGTTTCATTGATGCTTTTTTGTTTTTTACGGTGCTTGTTTTTTTAGGCTGTAAATTTGCCATCTGAGTTCTTGTCATACCTTTGTAAGGACTTTGCTTGGTGCTTCCTCCAACAGTGGCTCCTGTTCTTTTCCGACTACCTAATTTACTAGCCTGATAAGGTAATTTTAGAGTGGCTCCCGCTCTAATTTTATTAGCATCTGTTATACTAGGATTTGCTGCCATTAATTGTTTTAATGTGAACCCTTTGCTTTTAGCTATTTGTGATAATGTATCACCGCTTTTTATTTTGTACTGTGGCATAATTTAACTCCCAAAAAATGTGTTATATGGTACAAATCTAGCAGAGGCATTTTCAGTATCTTCACCTGCTGCTAATTCAAATTGAAACTCATACTCTTGTTTCAATGCGTTAACCCTGTCGTTTACCTCTGGTCTCTTCATGGCAACATAGTAGGCAAGACCAGAAACTAAGCAGGGGACAAACCTTGGAGGAATAAAGGCAGTTGTAGTTCCTGATATTCCAGAGGATATTCCGTCTATGCCTACTATTCTGTAATAAAACAAAGTATATGTTTGAGTGCTATCTGGAACTGGATAAAATGTTACATCCACTTTGTTACTTAATCTCTGTATAAATATTTGTGTTGGTCTTCCTGTAGTATTTTTATTGGATGTTTGTGCATAAGTTGAAACACTAATTCTAGTAAGATTAGTATCTGTTTGATTTGTTCCTGTTCCTGTTCTTATTTGATGTTCTAAAAGATCAACAGTATCTGTAGGCAAAGTATATGTGGCAGTTCCTGATGATAGTGTCTCTGTGCCCTCTGCTATAGTCCAAAGATTTAATCCTCTATTCTGCCATTCAGATGTAAGTATATTAAAAGATCTTCTTATTGTTTTTAAGTCGTAACCAGTTTTCATGTCGAGACCTGCTCTTTCAAAAGCCTCTTGGAATATCTCTGGTATGTCTGGTGTTACTGCTGCCATTTATGTGACCTTTCTATAAGCTCTCGTCTTTCGAGCAATCTTTTTGGGCTGTTTAGAAAATTGTTTACCTTTTCTAGTTGCCTTGCGTTTAGCAGCCGAAGAACGGGCGTATTCAGCGGGCGAAAGAGCCTTAATTGCTTTTTCAGGTAGGTAACGCTCGCCAGTTGCCTTTGGTCCCTGTGTACTAGGTTTACCACTTTTTGTTCGCCACTTCTGTTTACCCCAAGCCTTCAAGCTCCTTTGTGATTTTTTTAAAGCCATTTACTTTACCTTTTTTGCTCTTCTAATAGCTTCTTTACCTTTTTTAAATATACTAGCCACCTGACTCTTACCCATCACCTTTGCTCTTTGTTCTCCCACTGTAAGTATTTGTATCTTACGAGCATAAGGTTTGTTAATCTTTTTTACCTTTGATACCGTAGCTCTTGCATCTGCTGGTGTTGCAAACTTAATACTCACTGTATCTCTAGGATTTTCATCTGTATATAATCTCCTTCCGCTACCCTTTGGCTTTTTTCCTGTGCCAACTTTTGGATCTCTCTTTTTCATTTTTTATTCATCCAAGCTGTGGTGCCCATATATGCACCCACGATGCCTGCGCCTGAAATGTAAAAAAGTGAAGAAATTTCTGCAAGTGCATTTATTCTTTCTATACTAATAAAAGGCATAAACATCATAAAAGTAAATAATCCCATAGCTATTAAAGTATACCTTGCCATTCTGAGTTGAGCAAGGTTCTTGCGAAGTGCTGTTTCTGTTTCTTTTATTTCTTTCATATTAGCAAGCTCTGCATCAGAAACCACACCATCGCCATCTAAATCATACTCATTATATTTGCTTGATGTCTGTAATTTTTTCTGTTTTGTTTTCATTTATTTTTCACCGCACTATTCAAAGAATCAATGATATCATCAATATTTGGCTCTTTTTGCCAAGGATTGTAAATACATTTAAATTTTTTCGGACACCAACTTTCTATCATCATCTCGTATGTTTTATTGCCTCCTATATAAATACATGCCATCATACCAGTTTTCGATTTAATTCTTCTAACAAGCCTACAAGTGGTATATTTTTTTTTTTGATTTTGCCTTGATGTATTTTTTGTTGTCTAGTGTAGTCTTTTGGTTTGTAAATATAACCCTCTGTCATTTGTAAATAATTTTCTGCTCGTGCTTGTTTCATCCAAATACCAGCTACTAAAACTGCAAAACCACCAATTATGCATGCAACTAGTAACCATGTTATAGCTTCACCTATTTGTCTTCTTAATTGTTGTTGTTTGTAAATTGTTTCTTGTCGTTGTTTTCTTATTTGACCTTCCATTTTTAAAAGGTCATCATATGCCTGTGGTCCATATGTCATATTCAAAAACATTTTTAACTCATACCTTTGCTCTTCGAGTTTCTTTTTTGCAGCATACGCTGAGAGAGCTGCCTCTTCAATCGATCCAGCTTTAAACAACTTACCGAAAAGGGGAGGATTCTTTGCTTGTTTTTCTGCATTGTCCACATCTGATACAGCTCCCATCCATCTTCCAATATCTCCAGACATTTGTTCAATATCACGACCTGCAGCGAAACCAGCTTTTATGGCGCTAAATGCTTTTGAAGCCACCCCAACGGCTAATGATATTGTTGCTGGATCTATTGTTCAACTCCCTTAACCTCTATATCCGCCACCTTTGGCTTTGTATTGTTTAGCAAGCATTTGCGCTTTCCTAGCTGACCACTGACCAGGTGCGCCACCTTTGCCGCCTGCTTTTATTCTATTAAACAAAGCCTTTCTCATGGTTGGCTTTGTGTAGTTACCTGCTTTGTTAACCGTGCTTTTACCACCTTTTTTCATTCTTTTAAGTATACCACCACCTCTCATGCCACCAGATGATGAACCTGATGATGAGGATGTTGAAGATGAAGAAGAAGCTGGACCATCATCTAAATTCTTTGCAGATCTAATGATGTTTAAATCTTTTCGATCATCTCCTGTAGATAAAAATCCACCTGTCTTTAGTCTCATTGGCTTCTTCATATTACACTCCTATGTGCTAATAGCTTCCATTCTTTCACAAAGTCTCTCTGCTCTCTTAGTTACTTGATCATACCACCTTGAACTGCGCATCTCAGCCGCTGCAGATTTCCAATCTCTTTTATTTACATTTTCTCTCATGCGAATAAATTTGGATAAACGAGGTCTGCCTAGATTAAACATCATATTGGCGATAATTCTTTTTGCTTCTTCAGGTAAGTCATCAAAATCATCGTATAAAACTTTACACTCATCTATTGTTGTCTGTATGTCTTTGTCAAATAACTCATTGACTCTTTCCTCAGAAACTTCAGTGCCCACTGGTTTGTCGTACTCTTCATCCCATTCTGTCAGAAGGTGTCCAATTCCTACGGTCTTCAAATTTAAATGGTCTAAATACACAGAGTGCACACAACCCTCATCTCTTTTTAGCTCTTCTCTTAATTTATCTATATCCATTATCTCATAGAACCTTTTGTTTTACCTTTGGTAGCCAAGCCATCTATAGGCTTAGATCTTTTCATCATTCCGCCCACCATCATTCTTTGCATTTGATTTGCACCTGTGGCTGACATAGAGCTGCTTGCAGCTTGTGGCATTTGAGCTGCTGCCATTTCCATTTTTCTTCTTTTTCTTTTGTCTCTTTGTTTTTGTGCGAAGGGCATCAAAGCAACACCACCTAAACCACCTGCAACTATATCACTAACAGGACCTTTGCCTTTCATTATGCTGTATGCTGGACTCAAAGCGGCAGCAAGATCTCCGCCACTCATTTTCTTTTTTACAGGTTTCTTTTTCATACGATTACCTTTCATTTGTTGTCTCATGGAAGCTCTACTAATCAACACTTCCACCTACGTCTTGCTTGTCTTAATCTACTATTAGGGTTCTTTGCAGCCTTTGGAAACTTTTTCATTTGACCAGCAGATCTGGCGCAGAAAGACTTTCTTCTTTTAGCATCTTTGCTACCAGGCTTTACTTTGCCAGTTACTGCGGTCTTTAGTTTACTGCCAGGGTTTTGCCTTCTATATTTTGCAACACCTTTTGCAGTCATACCAGCGCCTTGCTTAGTAGGGCGCTTGTCACCGCTCTTTATGGTGAAGCCTTTCATAGTGCCTTTTTTCGTAGCCATTACGACAAGAATACAGTTAGCTTATTACCAGAGCCAGTGAAAGCATGTATGAAAGCACCATTCTCAGCTAGTATGCCTTGATCAGGTATATTCAAAGTGTGCAATCCTGTAGGAAAACTTTGTACCAATAAATCAGCACCACCTGATCCATCTTTAATAGTTAATGCTCCAGCAGCGTTACCAAATATGACAACTTGCCTTATTCTAGATCTGTTAGGACCTAGAACGGCAGCGCTGTCACCCTGATTCACATTAAATGACCTTACGTCTGATCGACCTGCCATTTAGACCTCCCCTGATTAAGCCTCGTAACCTATTAATTCAATTAACAGTTTACCTGCTGTATAATCTGCATCAGTAGTTGCGCCTAATGTTAGGTAAAGAAACTCATCTGCGGCTGGAACACTAGTGAAGTACACTTTGCTACCTAGTGTGGCATCTCCAGCATTTACAAGAAGTGTCTCTGTTAAACTTGAGATAGCGCCATCTTCTACACCAGTTCCCTCTGTGGCAGAGTGTACATTAATGTCAGGATCACCACCTGCAGGAGCTTCAAAACATTCCATGCTACCAGCAATAATTGTTCCGTTTTCTGCTGCTGTAATCTGTCCTATGTGACAAACTTCGGATGTACCATCAACACCAATAATATCACCAGATGCTGTTGATCTTAATCCAGTTAAGTCTATTAATATTCTTGTTGTGATAATGCCGCCCTCTCTTATAACAGAGCTTCTGTAAATAGTTCCAGTACCACCTGTGATACCAGCTCCTGCTTCTGTAGTAAGTTTATTGGCATCTAAAGATGCAAATCCACTAGAATTAAT